ACATGAAGTAGACAAACAAGCCGAAGGTTTTAGTCCTGGCGAGGATGGCTATCCGTCAAAAGGTCGTGTAGCATGGGCAGCATGGGGCGGAGATGCTGGAAAAAGTTTTTCAGATCCAAAATCCGCTAGAATAAAGGAGTTACGTTCTATGCCTGTGACTAAAACTAAAAAACGAGCAGCACCAGATGCTTTGAAGGTTGGTGATTTTGTAAGATGGAATGCTTCTGGCGGTACTGCTAGAGGTAAGATTACAAGGATTGTTAGAGATGGTCAGATTGATGTACCAAGCTCTGAGTTTGTTATTAATGGGACACCAGAAGATCCAGCAGCACTAATACAGATTTATAGGGATGGTGAGGAGACAGATATCTATGCAGGTCATAGATTCAGCACATTAACCAAGATAGATCCTATTAGAAGTGTTACAGAATGTTACAAGCGTAGTGGCGAAACTACATTTGCAGAGAAAGACGAAAGAGTTTACGAATTTGCCTTCTCTAGTGAGTTTCCAGTAGCTCGTAACTTTGGTATGGAGGTGCTTAGTCACGATGATGGTGCTATGAATCTAGACAGGCTAAACAACTCTGCACCACTATTGTTTAACCATGATCCTAATAAAGTGATTGGTGTTGTAGAACGTGCTTATGTTGATAAGAAAAAAAAGAAAGGTTACTCAAGAGTTAGATTTAGTAAAAATAGTTTTGCAGAGGAAGTAAGGCAAGACGTAAAAGATGGAATTTTACGCAATGTCAGTACAGGTTATGTAATTAATGACATGGAAGAGCGAGATAATGACTTTTTGGCAACAAATTGGCAACCTTACGAGGTTTCGATTGTTGCTACACCTGCTGACACCTCAGTAGGTATAGGTAGGTCACTAATTGATAGTGATACTATGCCTATTGACGAAAATCATTCTATTATGGATGATAAGCGTGCAAACGCAGATACGGCTTCTGTCGTAGAATCCCATACCCCCGAAAAGGAAATGCCCGAAGAACAAAACCTAGAGGTTGTGCGTTCAGAAGCCACTAAGAAGGCTCAATCTGACGAGCGTACAAGAATTAGAGAAATTACTGCTCTATGCAACAGACATTCATTATCAGAAATGGGTGATCAGATGATTGCAAACGGCACACCACTTAATGAAGCAAGAGCTAATGTTCTTGAGAAGTTAGGTGCAAAACCAATTGAAACAGTTACTCCTGTTGAACTAAACCATAAAGAAAACAGAGAGTATAAGATTTCTGCTGGTATTCAAGCTTTATGTGATGGCAACTGGGATAGACCAGGTGCTGGTTTTGCTAGAGAAGTATCTCAGGATATTGCTAAGAACAGTGTTACTGGTGGAAGCAGCAGATCATTGTTTATTCCTTACTCCGCACTAAACAGAGCTACATATGTAACTTCTGGAGCTACAACTGGTGGAAACATCGTTGCTACAGATCTAAGGGCTGATGACTTCATCGAAGCATTAAGAAACAACACAGTTATGGTTGGTCTTGGTGTTCAAGTTTTATCAGGTCTAGTTGGTGATGTTGCAATCCCAAGAAGATCAGGTGTTGCATCTACTGGCTACTTAAGTTCTGAGACAACAGCTATTACACAGGCTGAGTCAACATTTGATCAAATTTCAATGACTCCTAAGACATTAGCAACAATGTCTAAGTTTTCTAGAAATATGCTTATACAGGCAACTCCTGGTATTGAAGAGCTAGTTAGAAGAGATCTTTCTGACGGTATCAATGTTGGTCTTGATCTTGGTATTCTTAATGGTTCTGGTTCATCAGGTCAGCCTACAGGTATCATGCAGACTTCTGGTATTGGTTCAGTTGCAATCGGTACTAACGGTGGTGCAATTACAGTAGACAAACTAGTTGATCTAGAAACTGCAATTATGGAAGATAATGCAGGTGTTAACGCAGATTCTATTTCTTATGTAACCAACGCTAAAGTGATGGGTGCTATTAAGAAACTTAAAACATCTGGTGGTGAGTATCTTGTCAATAACAACCTACAAGCTTTAGGTAGAGGTGCTACTCCAATTGCTGTTAACGGCTATCCTCTAGCAATGACAAACCAAGTTCCTAGCAACCTAACTAAAGGTTCTACATCAGGTTCTTGTTCTGCTGTTGTTATGGGTGACTTCTCTCAAGCAATCTTAGGATTATTTGGTGGTGGAGTAGAGATTACAGTTGGTGAGGACAGTGATGACTTTGCTAAAAACTTAACTTCTGTTAAGGCTGTAGTTGCATTTGATGTTGCTGTTCGTCATGCACAATCATTTGCTGCAATCTTAGACGTAACCACATAATTGGTTTACTATAGGGGGTATTACACCCCCTTTTTTTTTATGAAAGTAAAGTGTTTAGAAAACGTATGTGCTAGTGGATCTGCACTAGAAGCTGGAGAAACATACGACATTAGTGAACGTGATTTTGCATTGTTAAGTTCTATGGGCAAAGTAATAGAAGCTCCTGTAGAAGTTGCAAAGCCTAAAAAAACAACAACAAGAAAAAAGTAAATGGCACTAACTGAAGATGCTGACACCTTGAATGTTTATCTAAGTGACTTTGGTGTAAGTTGTCAGATTGGTAGTGGCACTGCTTTTAAGGGTATTTTGGATGCATCAGCAGAGAATATTGCAAATGGTATTGCAACAAGTATTGAATATTTATTAACTACTAGATCATCAGATGTAACTTCTGCACCTAGAGGAACAACAATATCTGTAGATTCTGCTAACTATACTGTTAGAGAAAATTTAACAATAGATGACGGTAAATTTTCTACGTTGTTATTGAGTAAGGTCTAATGGCAGATACAAGACGAGAGCTAATATTAGCAAGAATGAAAACTAATTTAGACGCTATTACAAATGCTACTGTTTATAGGTCTAGAGTAGAACCGTTAGCTAGAGGAGAAACACCTGCAATAATTATCGAACCAGTAGAAGATAATCCTACAAGCACTAATTTTTTTGACAAGTTAGATTGGTCAATGAGAGTAAGAGTGTCAACAATTGTTAGGGCTGCCGTACCTGATGATGATTCTGATACCTATACGCAGCAAGTTCATTTAAGATTAATGGCAGATCAGACTATAAATTCGTATGCTCTGGATCTAACGCCAGATCGTACTGATTTTAGTTTGGTTGAGGCTGATGTACCTCTTGGTATAATTAGTCAAGATTTCATTGTGCGTTATCGTACAAGTAGATCTGATTTAACTGCTGCATGATTTCATGGCTAAACTAAATACAGAAGTGCCTAATCCTGGTGAGGGTGGAACATATATGTTCGATCCAGAAACAGGAAAGAGTACACTAGTTCCAGAAACCGATTCCTCCTCTGACAATGGCTCTAACAAGAACGACAAAACTACTAGCAAAGATTGAATCATCTTATGGGAGTAATCCATCTCCTGTAGCTGGTTCTAATGCTATTCAAGTTACTGATATAGAAGTAACACCAATTGAATCTGACAACGTGCAAGCACCTACCTTCCAAGGGTTCTTAGGCAATAGTACACAAGGCACATTACTTGCTAACAAACGTGTAGCAGTATCTTTCGGTGCTGAACTATCAGGATCAGGAGCAGCAGGTACTGCAAGTGCTTTATCACCTTTACTAAAAAGTTGTGGACTTTCTGAGACTATAGCTAGTTCAACTAGTGTTACTTATGCTCCTGTCAGTTCTTCTTTTTCTAGTTGTACAATACTCTGTTTCTATGGTGCGACAAGGCACGTTATAACAGGGTGCAGAGGAACAGCTACTATCTCAATGACAGCAGGTCAGTTTGCTCAGATTAACTTTGAGTTTACTGGAATATATAATGCACCAGATAGTACTGCAATGTCAGGTACATTTACAGTTGCTAATCAATCAGCAGCTTTAGAAGTAAACGACACAAACATTACCACTGCAACATTTCATGGTGCTACCTCACAGAGAATAGAATCTTTTGATTTAGCTCTAAACAATGAGGTGCTTTATAAAGAAACAGCATCTAGTCAAGAGGTATTGATTACTAATCGTGCGCCTGGTGGTACTGCTGTTATAGAAGAGCCAGTTAGAGCTACAACAGATTATTTTGCTAAAGCTGTTGCTACTGCCACAGGTAATACTTCTATTGTTCTTGGAGCAACTGCTGGTAACATCATTACTGTTAATGTTCCACAGACAGATATTACAGGAGTTACTCGTGCTGATACTGGTGGTGTAAACGCACTAAACCTACCGTACTTGGCATTACCTACAACAGCAGGTAATAATGAGCTAAGTATAGTAA